TTTAGTATTATCTGATGTATCATAATAATTAGATTGTTTAAATATATCATCATTTATAAATGTATAATATTTATAAGCAATATAATAACTATGTATTAATATCGCATCTGATAACATATTTGCAGATGACATTCCTCTATAAGTTAATAAATCTTCATCAGTTTCATTAAATAATGGATTTTTATATGTTAATATTTTTCTATTATAACTATAATTATTAATATCATAATTATTATAATCTAAAATATTATTCCACAAAACATTTTTAATATTTTTATATACTTCATTTATTTCATCATTTTTATTAAACTTGTCAATTATATCATTGTTTTTTGTATAAGTAGCTGAATCAATTTTATTATATTCAACTTCTTTTATTAATTCATATAATTTAGGTAATGTATCCTTATTATTACCAATGATATTTATAATAGAAATAGGCGAATAATCTAATTTATTTGCATATAAACCATCTAAAACATTTTCTTTTAACGCACATATATTAGAACCATTCGTAGCTGTGTATGGTAAATAACCCTTATTACAAGGTTTATAACATTTGCGAACATCATCTTTTGAATATATGCCAGCATCTTTTTGAAATTGATTGCCAAAATGATAATTAGGAACTGTTATCCAATCATACCATTTATTTTCACAAAATGCCTTTTTTTCTTTGCTTATATAATTAACATTAATTTTATCATTTTCATTATTTTTATAAATATAAGTATTATCATTTTCATATTCATAAAAAAAGTTATCTGGCAATTTTAAATTAGGAATAGGACTGCAAGTTTTTTTATTTTCGTTATAAGTATAAAATGGATTTTCGGCAACAATAACGCAATTTACATTAAAATTACTATTATTTTTAACAGAATAACATAAATCTTTTTTAGCAGGTTCATATTGATAAATAAATTGATTTTCAGCATTTCTAAAATCCATATTTAAATCTGGATTTGCAGTTTTAAACTTTTCAGTAAAAATATGATTTATATTATAATTATATCCAAACTTTTGATTATCAATTTTATATAATTTATTCAATGCTTTAAAATTGCAAACTTCATATGGTTTTATATATAAATGATCTTGACATTTATCAGCCATAATTATTATAATTATATCTATTTTATATAATTACAAATAAAAAGAATAATTATAATATTTTATTCTCTATATATTCCATTGGATATATTCTAGGATTACTAGTATTGCTTGGGTTATAATCTATCAATTTTGTTTTTAATATTTCAGGATTAATATTATCGCCATCAGTAAAAACAAAATCTTCTAATGAAATATCATTTGCCTTAAAATAATCTTTTCTATCTGTATTTGCAAAAGGTATATTTTTAACTTTATTACCTTTATTACCTTCATAATAAGCATTATTAAAATTATAATAATATTTAGTTTCATCTTTTGTTTTTTCAACTGGAATAACTATAGCACTATTACTTGAATTATATATTTTTGTTCTTACATCTAAAGGTAATTTAAAATAATCACTATTAGGATAATCATCTATATTAAGATTAAACTTAATATCAACTGGCTTAAATGCCGAATATATTTTATTTTCGATATTTATATTATGAATATTATTCCAACTACCATTATTTATAGTTTCACGCAATTGATTATTAATAGAATTGCCTACAATATCATTTCCCATCATTTTATTAAAACCATTTTTAATTGATGTAAGTTTCAATCTGTATTGTTCTGGCATTAGATTAATAAAACTTGAACTAACATAACTTCCTATTGATGGAACTTTTGTTTGAGTAAAAATATCTAAACTAGTTTGAGTTTTATAATCAAAATAACTACCTTCACCACCGCCCATAGTAAAACCTAATGCAATGCCAACAATAATAAGGATAACAATAATAAGAACAATTAATTTTAAAATAGGACTTGGACTTTTTAAGAAATTAAAAATTAATGTAATTACATTAAATAAACCACTTATAAAATTGGTGAATAATTTATAAATAAATAAAAAGATATTGCCCAAAAAAACTAAAGATACTTTAACTAATGAACTGACGTTATTATATAATGCTTGACTTTTTTTAAAACTTAAATTGTCTTGATTTAAGTTTCTTCGTTTTTCTTCTTGTATAATCTTTTCTCTTGCTTCATATTGCTGTTTAGTATCTGAAAACTCTTTATCTGCCAATTCTTTTCTAAGTTTATATTCATTAATCAAATCTTCTTTTTTTCCTAATATAACATTTTGTTCTATATTATCACCTACAAACTTTCCATTTATCGTACCAACTATATTTTCAAGAAAACTTTTGCCACCTTTTATTCGTTTTAGAGTTTTTTTTGTTTTCATAATTTTCTATTTATAATTAATAAATGAAATTATATTTAATTTTACTAATTATCATAATCTTTTATATTTGCTGTTATTTCATATTTCCATCAAATATTTTAATTCTACAAACTACAATTACCGATTTTAATTTTTCTTTATTACATTCAAGACAACCAATAGTAATTACTGATTACTTACAAGAAAAAGAAAAATTAATTCATTCTTGGTTTAATTATAATATTATTAAAGATTTATATGATAATGATAATGATAATAATGATTGGCAACAAAATAATTATAAATATTTATTTATAAATGCTAATAATGATACAGAAATAATTATATATAAGGCAAGTGTATTTTTTAGAATACCTGATGAAAATGAGCAAATAATAGCAATTAAATTAGAAAAAAATCAATCGATAATACTGCCATATAAATGGAGATATTATATAAAAAACAAAAATGATGTTCAAATGTGGGGTATAAATGATTATATTACTTCTTTTTTGGGGTTGCTTTTTTAGCAACTTTAACTTCTCCCTTTAAATCATTTTCATAATCTTCTAATATTTCATTTTTATGTTTATGCCATTCTTCCAATAATACTTTCAATTCATTTTCCCAGATAATAATAATTGATGTATTTTTAAGTTCTTCAATTTCTGTTTTTAACTTAAGAACTTCTTTTTCCAATTCTTCTTTCTTTTCTGTTGTAAGTTGAGAAATATGCATTCTCAGTAAATAATCATAACTATTTTCATATTTATAATATTCCTTTGCATCTAATTGTTGTTCAACATCTTTAATTTTTCTATTCATAATCTTAATATTTTCTTCAATAACATCAATAATAAATCTAATTTTAGCTGATAATATTAAATATTCTTGTTCCATTTTTTTAAGCTGATTACTTTTTCGTTCTTGATATTTATTAATTCGAGTATAACACCATTCCTTTAATATCTCAATTACATTTGCATATTTCTTAATATTTCCTTTTGTTGTGAATAAATGAAGATTATTTAAGCTCATATTTTTATTTGAAATTAAATTGAACTCATTCATAATTTTATCTCCCAATGTTTCTTTAGCAGTTTCAGTTAATCTTAAAATAAACCTGACATTTTTTGATGTATAATGACTTTCAAATGATTTTAAATAAGGATTATTTTTTGTCAATAATTCTTCAAGAAACTCTTTATAATTTTCAGTCCAAGTTCCTATCGGCAATTCTGTAATTTCTAAAGTAGTATTATTAATCCATTTATAACATCCTTTTGACGAATAAGTATTTTTTTCATTTTTAAAGATTTCACCTTTAAATCCAAGATAATAAGGCGAAATCTCTTTAATCTCTTTATCATTAATAATTGATATAGTTTTATTAATATCATCTTCTGTTAAAATTGACCCAATATTAGTTTTAATATCATTAATTATATCAAGATAAATATTAATAATTTCTTCTGGATTAAATTGAGGGATATTTGTAGAATAACCAGTTCCAATTCCAATCGAACCATTTACAAGTACCATAGGAATAATAGGAATATAATAATCAGGTTCAATACTCAAACCATCTTCATTAAGATAATTTAAAATATCATTATCTTCTTCCTTAAAAATAGCACGTGATAATTTTGATAATAATGTATAAATATATCTAGGAGATGATGCATCTTCGCCTCCTTGTAATCTTGTTCCAAATTGACCATTTGGAGCAAGTAAATTAATATTATTAGTTCCAACAAAGATTTGAGCAATTCCAATAATAGCTTCTTGTAATGAAGTTTCACCGTGATGATAAGCAGTTATTTCACTTACATTACCTGCCAATTGAACTACTTTAATTTCATTATTATAAAGTTTTCGTTTAAAACAAGCATACATAATTTTGCGAGTACTTTCTTTTAAGCCATCCATAATATTAGGAATGGCTCGTTCTAAATTGCGATTGCTAAAGTGAATTAAATCTTTATTAATGAATGTTTCATAGCTGACTTCTTCATTTATATAATCGAGAACATCATTTTTATTATAACTTGCTAACCATTCTTTTCTATCGTCGGCACGTTTCTTATTAAAAGCTAAATTGATATATTCATCAGATTTATCAGTATGTTTATAAATAATCTTTTTCATATTTTTAAAATAATTCTTGGCTTCTTCATCAGTCGATGTACCAAGTCCTTTATAATATTTAATTTTCCATTGATTTTTATTAGTAAGTGCTTCATTCCATTGTTCATATGAACTCATATTATAAAATGAGATGACTTCTTTATTATTTGTATTTGTAGCTTTAATAATCGGAGTTAATAGAGATGTTAGAAAATTATCATATTTATATAAAGAAGACCATAAGGTTTCAAATACATTAAACAATAATCCTTTAATATGACTTCCATCGTGATCTTGGTCTGTCATAATCATAATCTTGCCATATCTCAATGAACTAATATTATTCGTATAATCTTTATTTTGTTCTAATCCTAAAATCTTTTTCAAAGCAGTAATTTCTGCATTTTCAGAGATTTTCTGATAACTAACATCTTTAACATTCATAATTTTTCCTCGAAGTGGAAATACGCCATAATAATCTCTACCAATTACACTTAAACCTGCAATTGCAGTCGATTTAGCTGAATCACCTTCAGTTAAAATTAACGTACATTTGCTACTTTCATTTGTTCCTGCCAAATTGGCATCATCTAATTTCGGAACTATAATTTTATTAATCTTTTTACCATCTGTTCTAATTAATTTCTTTTGTTCTACAACATCACTTGCATTTAAAGCATTTTCAATAATTCCTGATTTATATAATTTATCATAAAACTTGTCTGATAATTCGCATCTTGAACCAAACTTAGTTGTTAATGTAGTTAATGTTTCTTTTGTTTGACTATCAAATGAAGGATTCTCAATAACAGATTTAATAAATACGAATAAATTATCTCTGATGTGTTGAGGTTTAACCGTTTTTTTCTTTTTTGCTAAAACCATATCGCATAATTTTTTAATAATGTTATTTGTAATATAATCAACGTGGCGACCACCGCGAATTGTATTAATACCATTCACAAATGACATCTGTTCATAATTGCCAGTTGTTGATACAGCAACTACAACTTCCCATCTGTCATTGGGGCTTTCATAATATCTAGGTTGAATAGTTTTTGTATCTAAAAATAAATCTGCATATTTTTCAAAATCTTTTACAGGGATTTTGATATCATTTAAATAAACATTTACAGCCGAATCAGTACAAGCCGAAACATCATAAACTCTACGTTTAAATAATTCATAAATATCATCTGTCATTTCTTTTAATCCAAACTTTTCATAATCTGGTAGAAAAGTTATTTTAGTATAAGGTTTCTTATAACAAGCCTTAATTTCAGGTACATCTTTTTCAGTTAAATTATTTTTAAATGTTTGTTTATAAATCTTCTTTTTAATATGATCAATTGTTTCAATTGAAAACTCTTTTGAAAAGATATTAGCAAGTTTAATGCCAAGTCCATTGACACCTCCTACTGTTCTTATAACATCATCATTATAATTCGATGATGTTAATAATTCTCCAAATATTAATTCTGGTATCCATAAATCATATTCGCTATGTTTTACAATCTCAATTCCATTACCATCATTTAAAATCTCAATAATACCTGTAGCCTTATTAATCATTACTTTGATATTTTTAACTACAATTGTATCTGCTTTACCTTCTGCTAATTCATTTTTTGTCCTCACAGAATGGTCGATTGCATTTACAATTGCTTCATCGAAAATCTTAAACAAGCCTGGAATATATGTAATTTGCTTTTTAACTATTTTATTAGTATTATCAACAATATAAGTATCGATTGTATTCGGTTGAATTGTTCCTATATACATATCAGGTCTATTATAAATATGAGTTCGCAATTCGTGTTTCTTATACTTATTTTCGATATCACGTTGCATTCTGGGATTTATAAGACTTTATTAATCTTATTTTTATATAAATATAATTTCAATTTTTTATTTAATGGAAAATAAATATTTAAATATTTATAAGTTTAAAAAGTTTATAGATATTTCAAAAATAAATGTTAAAAACTTATGCAGTAATAAAAATGCTATTAATTACATCAACTATTTAATTAATAATAATCAAACAGAAAATATTGATTGGGTTTTATTGTCAGCTAATACTAAAGCAGTTCCATTGTTATTTAAATATCAAAGTAAAATCAATTGGTCTTTATTGTCTTCCAATAAAAATGCAATTTTCTTATTGCAAAATAACTTACATCAAGTTAATTGGTATTATTTGTGTTGCAATGAAAATGCAATTCAGATTATTATTAATAATCTTAATTATATTAAATGGGATTTATTATCTTCCAATAAAAATGCAATTTGCTTATTAGAAAATAATTTAGATAAAATTGATATAATTCGTCTTTCCTTAAATCAAAATGCTGTTTTATTATTGCAAAATAATGAAGATATAATTGACTATTTTGCTTTAAGTAGCAATAAAAACGCAATTAGCTATCTTGAAAATAATCCAAAGAAAATTAATTGGAAAACTATTTCGTTAAATCAAAATGCTATACATATAATTGAAAATAACTTAAATAAAATTGATTATGAATTATTATCTTTAAATCCAAATGCTATAATAATAATAAAAGAAAATCTCGATAAAATTGATTGGGATCGCTTATCGACAAATAAAAATGCAATAGAAATACTTGAAAATAATATTGATAAGATTAATTGGCAATTGATATCTTTAAACAAATCTATTTTTTATAAAAAAATGATTATAATCTGAATATTATTTTTATTATTTTAAATCAAAATGATTAAAAAAATGATTTATTATTATTGACAACTATTAAAAATGTTTGCAGACTTTTCCAAATATAACAATGAAATTATTGATGTTATTATGAATGAATATGAGGATGAATTAACTCTCCAAACTTCTTTATATAAGATTAAAATAAATGCATATGGTGAATGTTGTTCGTGTAGTAAGCTAAAGCAATATAATGATTTCGATTTTAAAAATCTGATTGGCAAGGTTATTTCAAAGGTTAAGATTATTAATAAATTGCCCGATGACCTCGTGCAAGAAGAAGATGAAGATGGCGATTATACATCTTACTGTTTTTATGAGATTTCTTTTAAAAATAGTAGCGAAAAGTTCAATTTTCTGATGGTCAATTATTCAAATGGATATTATAGCGGTTGGATTTCAACTAATATCGTTTTATAAAAACTTTTTTGTTAATTGAAAATGTTAATTATTATTATCGGTTTGCCTGCAAGTGGAAAGACTACTTATTTTAATGAAAATAAATTATTAAAAGAAAATTACAGTTTTTACGATGATTTCATATTTAGTTTTATGGATGGTGAATTAATAGAAGAAATTAAAAATAATAATGATGTTTGTATCACTGATCCAAGATTATGCAATTTCGAAATATTTCAAAATGTAATAAAAATAATTAAGGAATATATTGATGATTCTAATATAAAACTCATATTATTCAAAAATAATAAAGAGCAATGTTTAATAAATGCTAAAAATAGAATTAAAAAAAATGTAGAAAAAACAATTCATAATTATTCAACTATTTATGATATTAATAATTATAATAATTATGATTGCGAGATTATTGATGTATATTCTTCAAATATTTAATTATTAAATATGCAATATCTTCTAAACTTTTGTTTTCTATATCAATGACAATTATATTTAAACCCTTTTTTAATGCTTGACTGTAAGTTTCTTCGTGGAGTTTATGGATATTACGCAAATAATCAATGGTAATTTCTTGTTCGTTTTCTCTACCACGTTTTAAAATCCGTTCTAAACATTTTTCAGGCGATGAACGAATATAAATGAAATATGTTGATTTCCAAATATTATTAGTATTTTCATATAATTCAGTTATAATGTTGTTTTCTTGTGGTGTAATTAAATTATTTTCATACATATATTTATTAAAAGTGTTTTGAATAAATAATGGACTTCTTTCCATAATTATATTGTTATTACCTTCTTTTTCTTGAATCCACGAACGGTCTAACCAAACCCTAACCTGAAAATTAAAATAATTTTTTTTATTATTATACATATTATCCAAAAAAGGTTTCCACTTCTCAATTGGTTCTAAATCTACATAAATATTATAATTAGTATGAAGATGGTTTAAAATAGTTGATTTCCCAGCTCCTATATTACCATCAATTGTAATGATTGGCATTTTTTAATTATTATTATTAAAATTATCTTTAATTAAAAATATCAAATATCTTATTTGATTTAATTATTTTTTTAATTGTTATTGATGATACTTTGCCTTTTTGCAATTTAAGTTTTTGCATTAAACATTTAATATATCCTTCAATCATTTTTGTTATTTTATTAACAACTTCTGCAGATACCTTAAGTTTATAATAAATCAAAATATCTTTTATACATAATTGTATTGGTTTAATTGCCTTCTTTTTTGACGAAGGACCACCGCCTATTTGAGGTCTTGCAATACCATAAGAAAAATCAATTGGAAGAACATCGGCGTGTATTCCATTAGTAGCCGAATAATTGCCACTATTAATGCCATAAAACTCACTGGGCAATACAATATATCCTCCTTTCATTGAATTGACATTCCCGCACATATTATCTAAATATTTTTTAACTATAGTAATACTTTTTTCATTTATAGTTTTAGCATTATTTATAAAAGTAATAATTGAAGCTATTGAAACAACATTAAAAATTATATTTTCAATATATTCAGTTAAAAAAATTATAGATTTTTCATCTTTCATATTAATTTCATTTTTAATTGTAAAATTATTTACATAATCGTATAAATGGTTATTTTTCATATCTTTTCTATAAATTAGAAAGAAAAATATATGAACCCTGACGAATATAATTATATATTAAATGGAAGAATAAACCTTTTTGATAGTCATAGTAAAACAGCAAAAATACCAAATAATCATCCAGCTTTGTATAATGAAAATAATTTAAATACAATTAATAGAGTTTATTCTGGAACTTGTGTTTCTGAAACCTTTTTTTCAAAAGAAAATATCAATCTTATTCAAGAAGGTATTATAAATACCATTTATAATAAAAGTAATGGAATGTATGATATAGGAAAACAAAGCGAACAAGAATTAAATATCATAATGAGGTCAATTTATCTGCAAGAAGGTAAAAATCTTAATTTTGATATTAAAAATCAAGTTCTTAAATTAAATACTAGTGTTATTAATTGGTGTGTTGATGAAATAATTAAGAACATTAAACAATATATGGAATATAAAAGAAGTGTTAGTACATTACCGATGCCAATGGAACATTCTTTATTATTATCACAAAAAGGAACAAAAACATTAGAATTGAAGTACTAATTATCATATCATAAATAAAATAATTTATATAATATAGAATTAGTTTGTTTTAAAAAAAATGGGTAATAAATGTTCTATAGATAAAACAAAAGAAAGTGATGAAGAAAATATAAGCGATTATGATAAAACAATTTACGCAGAAAAAAGAGAAAAAGTTTTTTATGGAACAATTGCAATCTGTGTATTATATGCTTCATTTGCTATTTTACTATTATTAGCCAGTTATTTATCAGAAAAAGTTAAAAATATTTTATTAAATAATTTCTTACCTTTTATAATTGTTTATATAATCGGTACAATAATAATTGTTTTATATTTAATCGACCAAGTTGTTAATTTTAAACCTTATAAAATTGATAGAAATGGCGAATACGACAATTTAAGTTGTCCCGATTATTGGATTTTAGAAAAAATAGAAAAAAGCGAATCTGATAAAGATACTTTTAAAACTTTATTTAGTTCCAATCTTAATCCAAGTTTATTTAAATATCGTTGCAAATTAAATCCCGAAATATTTAATAGATTTGATATTTATAAAGCAAATGAGAATAACGGAAAACCATTTACTATTACTGCTGATAAAATAATTTCAGCTTCTGGTAATACAAATTATTATCAATATACAAATACTGGTAATGATAATAATATTGCAACCTCAGATCCAGTTAATGATAATAATCATTTATTTGTAAATGTTTTAAATAGTGTTTTAGACGAAAATAAAAATGTTTATAGTAATATATTTAAAAAAGATAATAATGTAAAACTTTCTTTTATTAAAAATGTTTTATATATGAATAATTATACAACTTTATCTGATTATAAAGATACTGATAATATAATAGTATTTCAAAAAACAATCAATTCAACTAATATCGATAATATAGCTGATTATAAGGTATTTGATATATCATATAATTATGATATTCATAATAGTGCAAATACTGATAAAATAACTAATACAGATTATATTAAAATTGATAAAACTAATATGGAAGATATAAAGATATATAAATCTACCAATTCTACTACATCAATTACAGGAGATACTCTTATTTATAATTTACCAATGATATGTGATAATACTTATCCAATGTTTTTGGCTGCAAATGATACAACATTAAGTAAAAGTGATAAAAATTATGATAATAATGTTTTTAGATGTGCATATTCATCCATATGTAAAGTCCCCTGGTCTGATATGAATTGTGATAAATACAATAAACAAAACTAATAATTATATAAAGAAATATTTATAACTAAAAATATATGTTTAAATATTTTAAAGGCGATTTATTAATATTTACTAATAGGGGATTAGTTAGAATTGATAATATTAAAAAAACAGATTTAATTCTTGCTGTTAATAAAAATGGTTCTTTTTATTATGAAGAAATTGATGAAATAGAAAAAGTTTATAAAAAAAAATATGTCTTAAATAAAGTCAATTTTCATAATTCCATTGATAGTTATTTTATAAATGATAATATAGAAATTAAGGCAATTCAAAATATTCCTTTAAATATTGATTATAATGAATTGCCGAATTATTTGAATTATAATAATTGTTGCATTGATAGTAAGATTGAAGATTTATCAACATTTGATTATGTTGGTTTTCCGACTAATATAATTTTTAATGATGAAAATAAAAAAGATAATAATTATTATAGATATCAGGGATTGTTGTTAGGACTTGGCAATATATCAACTTATATATTTGATAAGGAAAAAAATAATGAAACAATCGATTTTATTACTGCTTATTTAAAGGACAATAATCTTAATTATGAATTATTTGAAACTAAAAATACCACAAAAATAAATATTGATACAAGTCCTTCAATTCAATTAAGCGATTTATTTAAAATGAATAAAGAACAATTAAAACTATTGGCAAAAGGAATTATCGAAATTAATAATTATTTAATTATTAATAATAAACAATTGTATCATATAATTAAATATGCGTTTTTATTATTGGGAATATCAATCGTTTCTTATTATAAAGATGGATTTATTCACGTAAAAATATCACGAAAACTATTAACAAACCATTACAATTATCTAAATCATAATGATTTTATTTGGAATAAAATTAAATCAATCAAAAAAATAAATTATAACGGATTTTTATATTCTTTAAAATTAAAAACAAATAATTATTATATATCTGATATTGGTGTTATATCATAATCATAATTATAATCATTTATCTTGATTGTGTTCGTGTATTTGTCATTGATTTATTTCTATAGGATGATGTTGGAAACTCGTCTTTAATTAAATCCTTAAGTTCATCTTTACTATCTACAAAATAAATATAATTAGTATTATTTATATTTTCACTGTCTTCAATTGCAGAATCAAAAATCACGTATTTATCAGGATGTTTTGCATTATTAAATGTTATTTTATAAACAAAATATGAACGTCTCAAACTTATGCTATGTTTTTTTATTGTAAATGATTTATCTGGATAATTCATAAAAAGATTATAAAGAATATCATATACAATTTTACTATCTGTTTTAGGAATATAATATGATTTTTTATATATAATTTTTATTTCATTAGCATTTTCATTTTTCGCATTTTTTTTAATAGTTGTATATAATTTTGCTATTAAATCAATAATACAAATAATATCATTAAAAGTTGCAAGTTTTTTACTTTTGACCGTTAATATTATTTTCTGTTGAATTGTTAATGGTTTTTCGCTTTTATTCATTTTTAATCTTTTTAATCTATTTAATAATCATATAAATTATTTCATAACTGCTTTAATGTTTTTATGCGATTTATAATTATTTAATGTAAAATCTTCAAATTGTAATTGTTCTATCCATTTTATTTTTTCATCAATTGTTAAATTATCTATGTTATCTATTTTTTTATTTATGAATAATTGCGGAGCATCATATATAACATTATTTATTTGCTCCTTAACTTGTTCTAAATGTTCTTCGTAAATATGACAATCGCAAATACTAATGCAAATATCACATACCTTCATATTCATAACATATGCTATAATCATCGTTAATAAAGCGGTTGAAGCAATATTAAAAGGTAAGCCTAAAAATAAATCAGAACTTCGCATATACATCATACAACTTAAATATTCGTCATCGTGTTTATAAAAATTATAACTAATATGACAAGGTGGCAATGCTTGTTCTTTTAATTGGCAAGGATTCCAAGCAGATATAAATGCTCTTCTACTATTTTTAAGCGTCAATTCTTCCAATAGATATTTAATCTGATCTACTGAACCATTAAATGAACGCCACTGATAACCATAAATATATCCTAAATATCCTTCTCTGAAATGTGATAATCCAACTGAATCTAAATATTCACGTGTTGAATTGCCTTTCCAAATATTAATCCCTTTTTCTTCAAGTTCTTTTGAATCCGTTGAACCTCGCAAAAACCATAAAAGTTCTTCCACTATTCCCCTAAAAAATACTCGTTTCGTTGTTAATAACGGAAATGTACAACCATTATTCACATTAAAACGCAAAAAAGAACCAAATGATGAATAAGTTATTCCGTTTCTTGTTTCTTTTTTTGCACCATTTATAAGAACGTCCTTAAGTAAAATTAAATATCCTTCTTCATTCATTGTAATTTTTATAATTATAATAATTATTATATTAGTATTTATATAATTTTAATTATAATTGTTCAATGGGTTGATATTTATTAAACTTTTCATTAAAAATACATTTATATTTAATTGTATAAGTTAAGTTCTTATCCTTAAAATAATTTCTTAATTTAATGCTATCTTTTAATGTTGGTATTAAGGCAATTCCGATTTTCGTTGATGTTAGTATGTTATAATTATCATATAAATAATAGATGTCAGCATCATCTGTTTTAGCAATCCATAATTCCTTATAATTTTCTTTGGTTTCAATTTCTTTTTTAATTGGTTCTACGTTAATATTAGAAGTAATTATAAAATTGGATGTGTTTAATGGAATGTTATCAATTGTTGCCTTAAACTCCGTTATGTCTTTAACCTTCTTTTGAACATTAATAATCACATTTTCATCAAAATTGAACAACTTGGGTTTATGTTTAAGATAATAAGAATAGAAATAAAGACCCCTTGATGTATAATTAAGGGTTTTCGATTTTTCTAATATTTCATTCAATGATTTTTTTGATAAGTAATAATAAGATTTGACTTTATATGTACATACATCGCAAACAGGATCGGGCGTATATTTATCATTCAATAGATTATAAATAATTTTCAATCTTTCTGGTAATATTTGATTATCTAATTTCTTTCCTTCATAGGCTATGATATCATTTATTATAAATATCCATTTGTTTTCTTTTGTTTTTACCATTTCACCCTCAATGAGGGTATTTAAAAATAATGAAGGACTGAATAAACCCCTTGCAAGAATAATGCGAGGTTTTTCATAACCTGTATGTATTTTCATATCAATAAAATAAATGATTTCGACATCATTATATTTAGTAAAATAAATATAATATCTATTCCCATTTGTTCTTAATGAAATTAAATGAGGAACTTTTGATAAATGTTTAATATTCGTTTCGTCTAATTTAAAACAATGCTTTTGAATAATTCTAATTCCAAATGAATTATAAATCTCATCTAATATTTTATCCTTAATATTATTACATTTGATATTCCACGCAACTCTATCACCAAATGATATAATACCCGTTTGCATTTTTTTAATATTTATATATATATAAGTTTATATCATTTTTTATTTATATATATAATCTTTAAAAAATGAATAACTTTTATGCTGTTGCTGTTGGTTTAAAACCAGGTGTTTATATGTCTTGGGAAGAATGCAAAACTAATATTGAAAATCGCAAAGATGCCGTTTTTAAAAAATTTGAAACTATCGAAGAAGCAACAAGTTTTGTAGAAGACTACATAAATAATTTATACGTATATACAGACGGTTCTTGTAGTAATAATGGAAAATCTGATGCAAAAGCTGGGATTGGTATTTATTTTAGTAAAGATAATCCCGCTAATGTATCACGAGAATTGGATGGCTCAAATGAACCACTCACAAATAATATTGCTGAATTGACCGCTTGCATAGAAGCAATTAAGATTATTAGAGAAAATCCAATTAAAAATAAAATAATTGTCAGCGATAGCGAATATATAATTAAATGTGCAACTACCTATGGCAAAAAACTTGAAGCAAATAATTGGAAAACAACTCACAATAAAACACCACCCAATTTAAAACTAGTAAAACGATTATATGAATTGACAAATAAATATCATATTAAATATATGCACGTAATGGCACACACAAATAATAAAGATAGACATTCTATCGGTAATTATTATGCTGATTTATTAGCCAACAAAGCTATTAATAATTATATCAATCAACCCTCAAACGACAAAAAGAAGATTTATTTAAACGTATCATTTCAAGAAAAAGACCACGCAAAATCAAAAGGAGCTAGATGGGACCCAACAAAGAAAAAATGGTATATCTTCGAAAATAATGAACATAAAGAAGAATTAATAAAAAAATATTAATATAATTATAATGAGCAGTGAAACAATTGAAACAATAATAATCGATTATGAAGATAGATTTAACAAATTAAAAGAAGAATTAGATAATCTAATAACAAAAGAAAGACAAAATGATTCTGGTATAAATAAACAAGATATTGTTGATAAAAAAAAGAAATAAAAGATTTTTTATTTAGTTATAAAGAAATAATAAAAAATAATAATAAATATTATAAAAAATTACGTGATGATAATAATTTTGATGAAAAAACAAAAAAATATTTAAATACAGAAATAATAGGATATGAAACGATTATCTATAACTTATTATCAAAAGATGTTGATAATTATACAGATGAACAAATAGACAACATTAATAAAGCATTAAAAATATATAAAAAAGCACAAATAATTTTATATCAAATTTATTTGACTTCAAACTCAGATAAACCTTTTAACGCATATGAAGAAATGAAAGAACACACTAAAAAGATTATTTCATATATAGATGACAAAATTAATGTATATGAAGAACATTTAGAATATTTAATTAAACTACAACAAAATATAGATATAGAACCGAGTTTATATGAGTTAGTAAAAAAAACAATTGAAATATTAATACAATTATTAAATAATACAAAAAAACTTAAAATAATAGCAAATAAATATAATAATATTTTAAGTGATTATAAATTTAATCTAATATATGATAAAATAAAAATAGAATACGATAACTATTTTACAGAAAATATTGACAACTTATTAACATTATATTTAAGTAATATAGAAATGATAAAAGATAAAATAATTGAACCAAATGATACTATATTTATAAATATAGGAGATTCGCTTGATTTTTATGCTTATTTATCCGTTCATTTATTAACAAAGTTTTGTGAATATAAAAGCTATGATTTGATGACTATATTGCCTGAACGTAAAGGAATTAGAGATAAAATAGATGATTTTACTGATGAAGATTTTAAAGATGAAAATCAAAATAAATATTATTCATATAATTATGAATCAAGTGTAATAAAAACAGCAAGAGTTATGAAGCAAACAACATTATTATTAAATAAAGTTTATGAAGATGCTTTAATTGATAAAAAAGAAAATAAAATTAAATATTTTGTTATGAGAGGAGCTATTAATGAAATAAATTATGATAGTATAAATAAAATAAAAGATGAAGAAATTATTTATAAAAATGCTTATGATAAAAT